CCTACTGCACTTTCTGCACACGGAGATACTATAGCAATGCCAGATCAATATGCTTCGGTAATCTTAGCTAAGACTCGTTATTATGTACATCAGTTTAAAGAAAGCTTACAGCAAGCAGCTTTTGCTATGGATGATTATAAAAAAGGTATGAGGTATATGAAATCTAACCTTATTAATCCACAACCTAAAAGTATGACAGATGATAGGACTTATTTCTAATGGCGGCTTCACAGCCTTTTTCAGTAGCGTTACAAGGTGGATTAGATAAATCAAGTAATTCGTTAGAACTTTTACAAGCTCCCGGAAAAGCTACAAAATTAAAAAACTTTGAAGTTTCTACAAGAGGCGGATATAGACGCGTTAACGGTTATTCGCAACTAGGAGACGGAACAAGACCTAATAGCGGTAATGCAATACTAGGCATGCACGTATACGCTGATGGTGTCATAGCTTGTTCAGGAACAAATATATATTTTAGTCAAGACGGTAATAGTTGGTTACAGATCAACAAAGCCAGTGTTGATGCTGGTGGTGATGACTATACAGCCTTTACAGGGCGTAGTGCTTCTGCTAGAACTTCACAAGGTAAAGCGCATTTTGCAACCTTTGAAGGTAATACAGTCTACGGAGAAGCTATAATTACTGATGAAGGCTCTGGAATAAAACCTTTCTATTTTAAGATGACAGGTACAGGAGCTGCATTAAGTAGCCGAACTTATTTTGCAAAAGAAATTACAGTAAGCGGAACACATTACCCTAAGTATTGTGTAATACACAATAAACATTTAGTCGTTGCGGGTGCAGCTACCGCTTTAAACACTATCTTTTATAGTGGTACAAGTGACATAGATGATTTTACATCAAGCGGTTCAGGTAGTATTGTACTAGACGATCAAGTAGTAGGACTTAAATCTTTTCGTAATGAACTCTTTGTATTTTGTAAAAACTCAATCTATAAATTACAAAATATAAATAACGCAAGTACAATAACTATCGTTCCTGTTACAAAGAACGTAGGTTGTGTAGACGGTAAAACAATACAAGAGTTTGCAGGTGACTTGATATTCTTAGCTCCTGATGGTTTCAGAACCATTGCGGGTACAGCAAGAATTGGTGACGTAGAATTAGGAACTATTAGTAAAGCAATACAGCCTGTTATAAACTCCATATTTGATAGTACTATTACTTTTGAATATAGTAGTGTAGTACTTAGAGATAAATCTCAGTATAGAATGTATTATAGTGGTACTTCATCATCTACTGCTAACTCTAAAGGTATTATAGGTACGTTAACAGCTAGAGGTTTTGAGTGGTCTGAACTACAAGGAATACAAGCTCCAGCCGTAACGTCAGGATTTAACTACGCAGGTAAAGAAAAGACATATCACGGAGACAGAGACGGCTACGTTTATAATCACGATACAGGAAATAGTTTTAATCCTGCTGGAACAGAAACAAGCGTATCCGCAGAATACCAATCACCTGATTATGATTATGGAGACTTTGGAACTTTAAAAACTTTAGACCATATTAAAGTATCTGTGTTCCCAGAAGGTTCGGTAGAACCTACACTTAGAGTACGTTTTGATTACGACAGTACAGATAGATTACAGCCCTCTGACGTAGGTATTATCTCAGCAACACCTTCTATTTTTGGAGATGCTGTTGCTCTTTTTGGAACAAGTACTTTTGGCTCGCCTGAACAACCGTTAGTTAGAGCTACTTTAGTAGGAAGTGGACACAGTAACTTTTTTAAAATTTTTAGTAACGATACAAACGCTCCATACACAATAAACGGATTATATATAAACTATAGACCATCGGGAAGACAATAATAAATAAGAGAGAACTAAACTATGGCTCAAACATATACTAGACAAAGTTCGATAGCTGATGGCGATACCATCACCGCTGCGCTTTTTAATAACGAATATAATCAACTTTTAAATGCCTTTGCTTATAGCTCAAGTAGTGCCTCGTCTACAGGTCATAGACATGATGGTACTGCTGCTCAAGGTGGTAATATACATACAATAGGTGATCTAGACTTTTTAAATAAAATAGTTGCAGATAGTACAAACAATAGATGGGGAGTCTTTGTTGAAGTCTCTAGTGCAGCCGTAGAACAAATTAGAATTTCTGATGGTGTTATATCACCTGTAACAGACAACGATATTGATTTAGGCACAAGCTCTCTAGAATTTAAAGACCTATTTATAGATGGTACTGCACATATTGATACACTTGATGTAGATGTAAACGGTACAGTAGCAGGAACCTTTGGAGTTACTGGAGCTACTACACTATCTAGTACTCTAGCAGTCACAGGAGCTGTTACAGGCTCAAGTACAGTTCAAGGTACAACAATTACAGCAACCACAGCCTTTGTTCCAGATGCTTCTGATGGAGCAGCACTAGGTACAAGCGCATTAGAATTTTCAGATTTATTCCTTGCAGATGGTGCAGTAATAAACTTTGGTGATGACCAAGATGTTTCTCTTACACACGTAGCTGACACTGGCTTACTTCTTTCAAGTACTGACCAACTTCAGTTTGGTGATTCAGGTACTTATATTTATCAATCAGCCGATGGTGTACTAGACTTAGTATCAGACACAGAGATTGAATTAACTGCAACTACTATTGATATTAATGGTGCTGTTGCAATGGATGGTGCAATAACTGGTGGTACTAATATAACTATTAGTGGTGAACTAGATGCTGCAACACTTGATATAAGTGGTAACGCAGATATTGACGGAACTACTAATTTAGACAACACAGATATAGACGGAACACTTGCAGTAGACGGCACAACTATTTCATTAGATGCATCAACTTCATTAAATATAGATAATTCTAATACATCTAATGGTATTACTATTGGTACTGTAACTTCAGGTGTGCCGATTTCAATCGGTCATACAACATCTGAAACAACAGTTAATGATAATCTAACAGTTACAGGAACACTTACACTTGGTTCAGGTGCTGAATTAACAGAAGCTGAATTAGAATTCCTTGATGGAATTACAGCAGGAACAGTAGCAGCAAGTAAAGCAGTAGTTGTAGATTCCAATAAAGATATAGGAACATTTAGAAATGTAACTATTGATGGAACTTTCTCAGACGGAAACTATACATTCGATACGAGTGGTAATGTTTCAGGACTAGGAACTATTGGTTCTGGTGCAATTACTTCAACAGGAACAGTACAAGGTACAACAATCACAGCTACTACAGCTTTTGTTCCAGATGCTTCAGACGGAGCAGCATTAGGAACAAGTGCATTAGAGTTTAGTGATCTCTTTTTAGCTGACGGAGCAGTTATAAACTTTGGAGATGACCAAGATGTGTCATTAACTCATGTTGCTGATACAGGATTACTTATCTCAAGTACAGATCAATTACAATTCGGAGATAGCGGAACATACATATATCAATCAGCAGACGGAGTATTGGACTTAGTATCTGATACTGAGATTGAATTAACTGCAACTACAATAGATATTAATGGTAATGTAGATGTTTCAGGAACACTTACAGTCGCTGGAGCATTGGATTTCGGAGATGCTGTACTAAGCAACGTAGGCGCAGTTCAATTAGATAGTATAGCAGGAGATGGAGATACAAATACTTCGATAACCTTTAGTGGTTCAGATGTAATTACAATAGCTACAGGTGGATCTGGTAGATTAACAATCGGTGACGGAGCATTATCTCCTGTAACTAATAATCAAATAGATTTAGGCACAAGCTCTTTAGAATTTAAAGATGCTTTCTTTGATGGTACAGTTACAGCAGATGCTTTTGCTGGACCTTTAACAGGTAATGTTACAGGGAATGCATCGGGTACAGCTTTGACTGTAACTCAAGCAGCTCAAACAAATATTACAAGTCTTGGAACTCTCACAGCTTTAACAGTTGACGATGTAGCCATAAATGGTAAAGTCGTTACTATGACTGGTTCTACTGATGATACTGCTACAGTAACAGTAGGTACAAACGGAACATTAGCTATAACAACTGTAGATACTGCAGCAGCAGCAGCAAATATGACACTTACTGCTGACGGAACTTTTGAAGCAGTTGGTACTACAATAACATTAGATTCAGGTGGAGCAATCAATCTTGAACCTGCAAGTGGTTCAGCTATTTTATTAGACGGAACGATTAGCGTAGATGCTGGAGTAGTCACAGGAGCTACAAGCATCACATCCACAGCATTCGTAGGAGCTTTAACAGGTAATGTCACAGGAAATGCTTCAGGAACTGCATTAACTGTAACTCAAGCAGCACAAACCAATATAACAAGTTTAGGTACGCTAACTGCTTTAACAGTTGATGATGTCGCTATAAATGGCAAAGTTGTAACCATGACAGGTTCTAGTAGTGATACTGCTGTATTTACTGCAGGAACTAATGGAACACTTAGTATAGTAACTACAGACGCTGCAGCAGCAGCAGCTAATATTCAAATAACTGCTGATGGTACAGTAGATATTGATTCAGCAGGAATACTAACTTTAGATTCTGGAGCAGCAATTAATATTGAACCTGCTGCAGGATCAGCAATTTTATTAGACGGAACAATTAGTATAGATGCAGGAGTAGTTACAGGTGCAACAAGTATTACATCAACAGCTTTTGTTGGTGATATAACTGGAGATGTAACTGGTAATGTAGATACATTTACAGCAACAGCGAATAACAGCACAAATGAAACTGTTTATCCTGTATTTGTAGATGGAGCAACAGGTACTCAAGGTGCTGAAACAGACACAGGTTTAACTTATAATCCTAGCACAGGACTAGTATCTAGTGTAGGTGTAACAGCATCAGGTACAGTAACTTATGGAAGTTTGTCAGATGGTTCAGTAACTATTACAGCTTTTGTAGATGAAGATGATATGTCTTCGGATTCAGCAACACTTGTACCAACACAACAATCAGTTAAAGCTTATGTAGATTCTACTGGTAGTGGAACAATGACATCTTTTATATTAGAAGATGATGATGGTACTGAAGTTTCGATTTCAAATGCTGAAGAAATTAAGTTTATTGGTTCAGGATTAACTACAAACTGGACAGATACTACACCGGGTTCTGATGCTGACCCATTTGATTTAACCTTTACAGTAGATGCAGCACAAACAGGTATAACTTCGATTTATGCTACAGATTTAATAATGGGAGAAGATTCTCAAACTGCTATTGACTTTGGAACAGCAAATGAAATTGATTTCAAAGCAGACAACGCAGCTAGATTAACGCTAACGTCAGGAGCTTTATATCCTGTAACAGATAATGAAATAGATTTAGGCACAAGCTCATTAGAGTTTAAAGATGCATTCTTTGACGGAACTGTTACCTCAGATGCCTTTGCAGGTCCACTAACAGGAGATGTTACTGGTACAGCAGACTTAGCAACTAGTGTAACAGTTAGTGCAAATAATTCAACAGATGAAACTGTATACCCTGTCTTTGTTGACGGAGCTACTGGAACTCAGGGTGCTGAAACAGATACAGGCTT